GTCATGAACACGCGGTCGCGCTGCACGCTCGCGCCGTCGAAGGCGCCGTCGCGCAACGCTTCGAGAAACGGCGCGCCGGCGACGAGGTCGGTCGGCCGCGCGGCGATGGCGATCTGCTGCTTGTCGACTTCGAGGCCGACCGAACAGCGGTATTTCAGCCCCTGCACCAGCGGCCCGTCGGCGGCGTAGGTGAGGCCGTTGTAGACGACCGGTCGGTCGACGTTGGCATAGGCGAGCACGGTTCCCGTCGCCAGCGTGAAGGCGAAGCATTCGGCGAAGGCGATCGGCGAGTCGGGGTTGGCGCGCGCCGCATTGAGAAAGGCGATCAGCGCGGGAGAGGCGGTCTTCATGACGAGCGCACCGAGCGGAATTTGAGGCTGTCGAGCCGCCACAGGTTCTGCATCGCCTGTTCGAATTCTGCGGCGTCGTCGTCGAAGCGGCAGACAAAGGCGTAGGCGAAGCTGGCGGCGATCGCCGCGCCGCTCGCCGGCGCGGTCGCGAAGACGAGGCTGTTGGGCGCTGTGAGCGTCCATCCCGAGCTTTGCGCTGCGCCGGCGACCGTCACCAGCGAGACGCTGGTCGCCCAGCCGACCGGCTCGAGGAAGCCGCCGAGCGCGCGCGCCAGCGGGAAGCTGGTCGTCGCGCCGTCGCCGACGCCGAGCGCCTGGCCGCTGACGAAATTGTCGCTCGGGTCGACATAGAGGAACGTCCCCCATTGCCCCTGGCATTGCAGGAACAGGCCCATTAGGGCCTGCAGCGACTCTGCGCCGAGGCCGGGGTAGCTCGCCGCATCCGAGGCGAGCCCGTCGAAGGTCAGTTCGAACTGCCAGAGCGGATCGACATAGAGCGCGTCGCGCACCTCGCGCCCCGAGACATGCGAGGCGACGATGGTGGCGAAGGTCGGCTTCTTGCGCACGCTCCAGCCCTGGCCGGGCAGGGCGGGGAAGAGGGGCGGGGTGGTCACGGGTCGCTCCTACGAAGAGGCGAGTTGCGAGTCGCGAATAGCGAGCGGTAAGGCGGCCTTCCCCATTCGCCACTCGCCATTCGCCATCCGCGAGCGGCGAAGCCGCTCACGGCCTCACCGTCTGCAGCTTGACCGTCTTCAGCGCGAACAGCATCGCCATGAACGCCTCGAGGTCGAGCGCGTCGTCGGCGAAACGGCAGAGCCACAGGACACCGAAGTCGGCCGAGACGAGCGCGCCCGCCGCGGGCGCGGTGGCCAGGACAATCGCCGGGGCATAGCCGCCGGAACACGACCAGGCGGAGGCAGGCAGGGGCGCGCCGTCGAGATAGACGGCGGAGACGCCCGACGTTCCCGCGACCGGCTCGATCGCGCCGCCGATCGTGCGCGCCAGCGCGAAGCGCGTCGTCGTTGCGTCGCCGGCGCCGAGGATCTGGCCGACGGCATTCGCCAGGCCCGGCGGCGCCAGCCAGAACGGCGACGCCGCGCCGCCAACCGTGGCGAAGAAGCCGGCGATCGTCTGCAGCTCGGTGAAGCCCTCGTCGGCGCGCAGCAACTCGTAGGTCAGCTCGACGTCGTAGAGCGCCTCGGCGCGGCTCGGCCGTCGCGTCGCGCGGCCGGAAACATGGTCGGCGACGTCGGTGGCGAACCGCGGCCGCACATGCGTCGACCAGCCGAGCGTCGCCAGCGTCGGGAAGCTCGGGTAGTCGCCCGGCGTCGGGGCCGGCGACGACGCGGGCGGCGCCAGCGCCGGGCCGCGGCCGGAGAGCCAATTGCCGCTCGCCCAGTCGCCGGCGTCGGCCCATTGGCTGGCGAGCAGCGGGAAGGTCGGGAACGGCCGCGCGTCCCACGCCCAGGCGCAGGAACAGGCGAAGTCGACCATGACCACGCCGGCCGTCGACGTCTCGTTGCGGCCGTCGACGTTCCAATATTCGTAGACGGCCTGCAGCGCGAGCTCGGCGAGCGTGTCGTCGCGCCGCGGCGCGAAGCCGCCGCCGGGGATCGGATCCCAGATCGACCAATAGGGCGTCGCGCTGCCGCTCGACTTCGGATCGAAGAAGACATTGGGCTGGTTGGTCGCCTTGTCGCAGGCGGGGAAGCCGTATTCGACCAAGGCGACCGGCTTCATCTGCGGCGTCCAGGCGGTCGGCGGCCCGTGCGGCGCCCAACCGAGGCCGTCGCCGGAATCGTAGATCGCCGGATGCGGATTGGCCCACCACCAGCGCAGCTGCTTGTTGGCGAGCAACTGCTGATTGGCGGAATAGGGGCTGCGGGTTTGCGTCCGCCGGTCGCCTTCGGGCAGCGAGACGATCAGATCGGAGCCGTTAGGATCGAGCCCCTGGCCGTCGTTGTTCCCGTCGGCGTACCACCAATTGAACTTCTCTCCGCCCTCGATGTTGGCCTTGAGATAATCGAGGGCGTAGATCGTCGGCGCGCCGCTCAGGCCGAGTCCGTTCATCGCCGCCGTGCTCGGCGGCCAGGCGGCGGCGGGCGCCGGCTGCAGCCAGTTGACCGCGTCGAGGCCGCCGTCGCCGGTCGTCCAGTCGCTGAGCGGCAGGTAATTGTCGAAGCCGACACGGTCGATCGCGGCGCTCGCCCACAGCGCGTCGAGATGCGGCCACTGACCGGCCTCGCCCGCGTGCTGCCAGCCCATCCAACTCGACCAGTCGGCGGAATAGGCGACGAGGTTGGCGGTTCCCGATCCGCCGCGCGCAAAACCCTGGCCGTCGAAAATCGACCGCACGTCGGCGGCGAGCGCGGCGAGGCCGGCGACAAACGGATAGTCCCAGGTCGCGCAGCCGTTGGCGTCGACGCTTCCCGCCTGGGTCCACGCCGGGCCGCGGATCGTCTCCAGTCCGCGCAATTCCGAACCGATCAGAAACAGATCGACGCCGCCCGCGACCGTGCACAGCCAGGCGTAATGCAAGATCATGCGCCGATACGTGTAGTCGGTCGGCGCGCCGGAATAGCCGACCGTCAGGTTCACCGGGTCGGGCGTGAACTGCGCCGCGCTCGCTGCGCCGAGGAACGCCGCGACGGCGCTGGTCGCGTCGCTGGAGAGGTCCGGCGCGTGCGCGATCAACCCGCGCCACGGAAAGCCCGACGCCGTCGTCAGCAGGAACGGATAGAACACGACCTTGAAGCCGCGCGCCTTGAGGTCGCGGAGGCAGCGCACAACGCTGGCGTCGGACGGCGTGCCGCCATAGGCCGCGCCGCCGCTAGCCAGCCTCGGCAGGGCGATCAGACCGGACGAATTCTGCGTCAGGCCGGAGACGCGCCATTGGTCGGCGATCCACGACGACTCCGAGGCCTGGGTGAACGACCCGCCGATGAAATTGGTCGCCGGATAGATTCGGCAGCTCGCCGCCTCGAGCGAGTCGGCGAACCAGGCGCACACCAGCGACACCGTCGCGCATTCCGGATGCGCGGCCTGCAGCTGGTCGAGCGCATAGGCGCAATCGGTTTTCGTCCCGCCCGGCGCGAAGAACGCGTTCAACGGCAGCAGCGCCTCGCCGGCGACCGCACCCTGATGGGCGATCGTGTCGTAAGTGAACTCGCCGGTCGCCGGCAGCAGGTGGACGCCGCTGAGGCTCGCCATGACGACCTCTCAAGCGCGCAGACGGCGCAGGCCGAGATGGGCGCCGTGCCGCACCGCCTCGTCGATCGCCTTCATCATCGTCGCGCTGTTGGCCCTCATCCATTGGGCGACCGAACCGGAATCGACGGCCGAGACATGGAAGTTGGTCGTCGGATGGATATGCACGGCGCTCTGTGCGTCGCCCGCCGCCTCGTTCGACAGCAGGCCGCGGAACGCGCCAGCTTCGGCCGCCGGCATGACCAGCTCGTTGTGATGCACCAGCGTCAGCATGTCCTCGGGAACCCGCCACATGCCGATGTCGGCGGCGGCGACGGCGCCGGCCATGCTGGCGACCGTCGCCTGCGCCGCGGTGGCGGGGCCGGCGGCGAACGGGCCCATGATCGGCGCGAGAAAGCCGAACACGCCGGCGAAGGCTTCCGCCGCCGAGGACAGGATCGAACGCACCATCGTCGCCGCCTGCGTCGCCAGCGACGCCGCCGCGCCCGCCTGTTCGGCTCCCGTGCGCGCCGTGACGCCGGCGGTCGTCGCCGCGGTCTTGGCGGCTTCGGTCGCCACCTGATGCACGACCGTCGCCTCGCCCCATTCGATGAACTTGATCAGCAGATCCTCGAGCACATTCTTGAACGCGGTGCGCCAGCTTTCGGTCCCCGAGAGCAGACCATGCAATTGCGAATTGAACGCCTGCGTCACCGTGCCGGCGAACGCCTGGTATTGTTGCGCCTGCTCGTCGACCGCCTTGCGGGTCAGCGCGACCATCTCGTCCTGCGTACGCCGCTCGACGGCGAGGATCTGTTCGTCGATGCGGGTCTTCTGCGCCAGCGACTGTTCGCCGAGCGCGGCTTTCTGCTGCAGCGCCGCGACCTCGGCCGCGAGCTCCTCGGCCAGCGCCTGGCGCGACAAGGCGAGTTTCTGCGCAATGGTGATTTCGTGCTCGCGCGACTCATCGGCGTAGAGGGCGAGCATCTGTCGCGCCGCGTCGGCCTCCGCCGTGACTTCGCCCGCCGCGGCGATTTGTGCAGCGCGCAGCGCGTCCTCCGACGCGTCGGTTTGGGCGGTCTTCATCGCCTCAGCCGCCTCGGCGTGGGCGGCGGCGAGCGAGCGCGCGATCGCCGCCGAGGTCGTCAGGGCGTCGTCGTAAGGTGCGAGCCGGGTCGGGTTGAAGGTTGCGGTCATCGAGGCGGCGAGCGCGGCGGACTGGCCGTTGAGGTCGACGAACGACGGCGCGAGGCTCGATAACGCATCGCGCGCCTCGCCGATCCCGGCGACGAGGTCGCCGAGATCGGCGGCGAAACGGACGGCGACGGTCGCGTCGGCCATGGGTCGTGCCTCGCAGGTTCAGAGCTTGCCGCCGGGGAACGCCGCGCGCAGGGCGGCGACGGTCGGCGCGCGCGTCGCGGCGCCCGCTTCGGCCTCGGGCGGTCGGTAATGCAGCGCGGCGGCGATGAGCCAATGCGCCGGCGGTCGGGCGCGCCACTCGGCGACGAGCGCGAGGTAGCGGGGAACCGTAAGGCCGTCGAGCGCTTCGTCCCAGCTCCAGCCGGTGTTGGCGACGACCTCGGCGATCAGCCGGTCGAAGTCGATTTTCCCGAAGGAGGCGACGCCTCCCGCGTCGCCTCGGTCGCTGCGGCGGCGCGCAGGCCCGCCGCCTTGGCGACGGCGGGGAAGGCCTGGATCAACTCGGCCACCGAGAACGGCAGGTCGACGAACTCGGCGTAGGAGAGGGCGGGCTCGACCACGGCGATCGCCCGCCAGGTCGCTTCGGCGAGCCGGTCGAATTGCGCCTCGCCGAGCTGCGCGACGCTCGAAGCCGACATTTCGGCGCCGCCGGCGTCGGCGTAGACCGAGAACAAAGCCGGTTGGATCGCCTTGATGGCGCGGAACGGCAGATGTGGCAGCGCCCAGGAGCGGCCGGCGAGCGCGACTGCGAAGGTCTCTTCGTTCACGCCGCGTCTCCGAAGTTGAGCTGGCACACCTGGCCGGCGGCGTTGGCGAAGCAGGAGAAGTCGAGTTCGGGGATCATGAAGTCTTCAAGCTTGGTGCCGAGCGCGAGCTTGTCGGCGACGCAATTGTAGAGCAGCAACGAAAACTGTTTGCCGGTGGTTGGGTCGGCGGCGAAGAGGTTGGCCGAGAACGTCACCGAGGGGCCGATGAGCTGGGAATTGACCGCGACGCTCTCGCCGCTTCCCGCAAGCGCGTAGGTGTAGGAGATCAACACCCCCGCGCCGGCGTCGGCGGCGGCAAATGTGTAGACTCCAGCGGCGAGCGAATATTGTCCCGCCGCCGGGCTCGAGGCGACCTGCTTCAACGGCAGCGCGGTCGCGGCATAGACGACGCCCTGGTCGGCGACGAAGTCCGCCTGATGGGTCGGCGTATAAGTGTAGGGCGAAGCCGCCGGGACGCTCGTCGCCTCGCCGAATTGGGTCTGGGTCGCGCCGGGGCTCGGCGCAACGCCGAAGAACAGCGCGCCCAGCGCCTGGCCGGAAATGCGCGCGAGCTTGGCCTTGCCGGTCATCTTGCGCGTGCCCGAGCCGATCGCGACGGGAAAGTTGTACTGGCCGTAGAGCGCCTTGGTCGAGGTGGCGATGTTGAGCGACACTTCCTGCGCGAGGCCGAAATTGATCGGCGTCCCGCCTTGCGGCGTGCCGATCAGCACGCCCGATCCGAATACGAACATGGGTGAGGTCTCCTGGGGTGAGGGAAACGTCTTCGAGTCAAACGGACGCGACGCGGCTTCGCTTTCGCGAACGCGCGGCCAACGGCGTCTGGTAGGTCCTCAGTGGCTAGCGCGCTTCGATCAGGCGGCAGTCGGCCGACATGAGCTTGGTCATGCGGCGGCGCGCCGTGTTTCCGCTCATCAGCGCGTCGAAATAATCTTGGAACTGGCGGATCTGGTCGACCGTTCCTTCCTTCGGCAGCGTGGCGAAGGCGTCAGGGGTCGAGCCGGCGCGGTAATTGTCGAGCGTCGCCGCCTCGCGCCTGAGCGCGATGTTGACGGTCAGCGCGATCTGCTCGACCGGCGAGAAGCCGTAGAGCTTGTGGGCGCGGAGGTTGCGCGGCAGGTAGATGAGCTCGTCGGAGGAGAAATCGGCCGCCGGCACGCCGTGCAGGATCTGCTGGTAGGACGGGTCGAGCGAGCGGCCGTCCTCGCCGATCAGCGGCGTGATCATCGCCGCGCTCGCGGGCTCGAAGGCACAGAAGTATCCGCGTGGGCTGCTCAGGCGTCTATGCGGCCCCTGCCGACGCAGGCATCACCGGCAGCAGCGGCGCGTCGGACCATGGTACGCCGGCGGCGGAGAAGATCTCCCGCAGTTCCTGGACGAAAGCCGGGTTCAGGTTCGGATCATATTCGTCTGTCTTGGGGAAGTGCTTACCGACCAAGGCCACGAGTTTGTCGGTCCCGAAGAGCTGCTCCCAGTTCCACAACACGCCGCCGCTTTCGTCGAATTGGACGCCCTTGCTTTGGTCGAACGGACTTCGCGTCCTGATCGCCTGAAAGAACGCATCATGGTCGTCGCGGTAGGTCGGATAAGTGAGCTCCAAGAGGCCGCTGACGACGCAGCGATAGATCATGTCGACGGCGAGCTGCCAGCGCTGCGACGAATAACCTGGAACGTCGTCGATGATGCCGCCCGACCAATAGGCCAAGGACATATCTTCACTTGCGAGCACGACGAGGCGCTGTTGCGCCCACAAGTCGACGGCATGTTGGGTTTGCATCTCAAACCTCATTTTCCCGGGACCTTAAGTTTGAGTTGTTCGTTTCCGTTTAGCGCATTGATTCACGGCCCATT